TCCTCACCCGCACCAATAGAAAGGCTCTAACGGCAGTTAGAGGGGTAAATACGCCTATTGCCGATAGGATATTGGCCTTAAGAAGACCCTACGATGAGTAAGGCTTGAAGGTCTTTGCTTGACTCGGATTTGTAGTCGTGTGTCTTCTCGTTGATAACCTCACAGTATGTATTCTTAGGGCGTTGTAAGTTGCATCATCATCCCCTGTGTTCGGTGTTCTTGAAAGGGTTACTTTGAGAGAAGAACCCGCATTTGCGCCCTTTATCTTTCCGGAATACAATATGTATTCACTTCTATTTGTGTCTGAGTAAGAGACCGATGTTGTTCTTGTCGCACTAACGCCGCTATCTAAAGATTCAACTTTAGTTGTAACTACTGCCGTTGAGTTTGACGAATCACCATCAAGGCTGGCTTTTGCAAGTAATTCTATGTGAGAGTCTGCGCTATCGGAGGGGATTCTAACGATGAAAGATTGTTCGTGTTTTACTCCGGTCGCCGCAAGTCCTTCTGCGTTGCAATATGTTCCGTTGAGAACGAAGCCATCCGAACCGACAACCCCTCCGCTTCCGTCTGTTATCGCATCGAAGCCATCAATTGAAAGGTTGGCCGATGCCGACACACCTACTCTTTTCACCCCTAAGATACCGTTTTCTCCCTCCGGCGAAGTGGTTTCGGCTGGTGTTTCATTTACACCTTTCATCATTTTATTTACCGTTGTTGAAAAGGTGTTGATGTTTTGGCCGTCTGTGGTTGAGCCTCCTTCGGTATTTATCCCCTGTGTTTGATTGAAATTACCTAACCACAAACCCTCTTGCATAAATTGTTGTGATATGTCTTGTGATACACCACCCGTAGCACTTGTGTTCTGAAAGACATTTGCAAGACTCTTTTTGTATCTTGATTCGTTTCTTTCTAAGGAAAGAGACACGGTTTCATGGTCTCTCTCTTTCTGACTCCAACTGACTGATTGTATAACCATACTTTGAGAAGACAAATCAATGTGGCTATCGGTTATTGTGCAATAAGTCGAAGGAACATACTTAATATCATCAACAATAAAAAGGCGTGGAGCATACCAAGCATTTCTATCTTCGGACATACCGCCATACTCCGCAAACTCTCTAAAGCCTAACGGGAAAATAGAATCGCTATCGGTTGATGCAAATGCTGAAAGGCCCGGAATATCGTTAGCATTTTTTACTTTATTATTGCATCTTTGCCTTATTACATCTCGCAAATAATCTGTATTAACTGATATGACTAATTTAGAACCAGCAGGTGCGCCCCAACTTGTAGGAAAATCCATTTCATAAAACCCATTACCATATACTTCTATTTCCGATGAACCATTAGTGTTTAGTGTTTCAGTAAATTGTGCTGGAGAGCCTGTATTTGCAAAATCATAATCTAATAGGTGGATTTTGAATCTTGCGTCATCGGCGGTGCTACCTCCCGATATACTAATTCCTACTCTTAATTCGTGGTTTTCGTCATTTACTTTAGGCACAGAAGGAGGCACACTTACTACTTGTAAAGCATAAGATATGCTTTTTGCACCATAGGTATTGTATGCTTTATCGGCATCGGCTAATGGAACATAAGCATAGGATTTAGTAGTTGTTCCCGAAGATGGTAATTCCGAGTAATCTATTTTAACTGTTATTTTATTTGGTCCGGATGCAATTTCATAATATCCGTCTGATGTTATTACTTGTGAAACTACGGTGCTACCAAACGCAATAGACCAATTTAGAGTATTAGACGATGAAGCCCAAGAAAGAGGCGACTCGACACCATTTGCTTGAACACTTGATACCACAGATATAACTTCAAGACCCGGCATAGCAGATGAAGAATAGTTACCTGTTCCATCAATCATCGGAACTAAAGTGAAGTCATTTGTAACTTCTGTGCTATTTGTATTTCCATCTAAAGCATTTGCTATTCCTGTAAATGGTATTCCTCCATATAGCGAAGTCCAAGAAGAACCAAACTTTTCACTATCTGTTTCGTATAAACCCACAATAGCGGCATCTCCAATATATCCGTATCTTGCATTACTTAACATTACATTGTTTTCTCCGCTTTCTCTATTTAATTTAACACTAACAGACATACTTGAAGTTTTTACTTTATGGTATTCTCTTTTTGCTATTGCTTCTGCTTCTTGTTTGTTTCTTACAGAAGATAAATCCAAAACTTTCCATCTTGCTTCTGTTCCTGTTGATGGCTTGGGGTAATCAACAAATGATTGACCGCCATTGTAAAAGGCTCTAATATTTGTAATAATTGAACTGCTATCAACACTTAATCCACTATTTACCATATTATTTCTTGTAAAAGTAAATCCGGAATTATATGAGGGTCTGTAATCAAACCTTCCGTCTCTTCCCACTACACGAGAAAATACTATATTTGTTCCATCCGACCCTTCTCCGCTTGTATTTACTATATCCCGAATACTTGTTGCAAATGTCTTTTCTCTTAAATCTGTTATAGCACCGAAGTTTTCTGTATCACCGGAACTATATGCAATTCTTGTAGTAGTCATATTTCTTGTTAGGGGAACATTGTTAATATCTTGTATAGACGATAAAGTGGCGTTATTAGTCCAATTATTGATTACGGCTATATTTTGCAACATTCTTATTTTATCACTATCATAATATGTTCCTCCGTTTTTGAACTCAATATAACCATCAACATTCATTAGTATTCTAAATCCGTATAGTGCGGCTGGTGTGTTATACACAACGATTTCGTCATATCCATTTTCATTTAGCGTCTGACCGTCTCCTAATTCTCTTTTAAGGGCAATATCCAATCTTGACCCGCTCGACCATAATGCGGAGTCTTCGTCTAACGAAGTAATAATTGCTTGAGGGTCAATTGCAGTAAGGTTTGGGTCATTGATATAAACATTATTTAGTGTGTTACCGGTTACGGTATTCCATCTAAGACCAAACAAATATTTTTCACTATCTTTTCCTGTTCCTTTAGTTGCAAGTATTATTCCGTATCCGTCTGTTGCCCCGAAATCGAAGTTAGTAGCGTCATCTAATTCTAATGTTTTATCCTCAAAACCTATATCGTTAATAGGCGTTGCGGCATCATTGATAAACTTAAGTTGGTTTTCGTGATTTGCAAAATTAGTAGTGGTTGTTCCATCAACACTTGTTCCGCTATTTTTGTAATTTGATACTGCATTTTTGTAATACGCATCTAACAAATAAGGTGTTCCGGCAATAGGTATATCGTAGTCGTCAAAGTGAGCCATACCTCCGGTTGTATATCCGGGCCTTCCTCCGCTCGATTCAGTATTCATATTAAAAAATCTGCTTGAGTCAATAATTAAAAACGCACCACCTTTACTTTCCCAATTTTCGTAGGGGTTAAATGGAACGCTACCCGGAAAATCTTTTAATTTGTAACTATTAGACCCAAGCGCAGACCATGCTGAACCGGAGTAAGGTTCAACCTCCGCATCCACATTCCATATATCAATATCTTCCCCTATTTTTAATGAAGCAAATGGTGAGTTTTCTCCGTTTGTTTCAAATTGGTCTGCAAAAATCATATCAACATTATAGTTTTCTTTAGTCGGTAAAACTAAACCAAAGTCCTTTTTTGTGGTGGAGTTGTTAGCGTCTGCGTTACCATCATTTCTCATGTCGGACCATAATAACCAAATGTGCTTGTATCCATTTGATTCGTCTATTTTCCTAAACCTATACAAAAAATCTCCAGCGGTCCATGCTCGCCTTTGACCCTTTATGTTTTGAATAGTAAATGAACCATAATGCACTTGTCCTGTTGCGCCTGTTGTTTTTGTTGCAACATTGTTTGAAGCGAGACTAATAACCGGACTACTTTTTCTAATAACAACTTCTTGTGTTCTTGTAAGTCCTCCTAAAGCATTTGTGTTTTGAACATTTTGATAGGTCCAAAGTCGAGGGTAAAAATCATCGGGGTCATTAAACCAAGATAAATTAGTTGTAACTAATCCGGCGTTTTCCTTTTTAGGTGTAAATGTGTCTATTTTAATTGCAACATATTTTGTAACTCCTCCTGTCTGTGAGTATATGCCTGTTACTTGATGCACACCATTTAACTCATAATCAGCAAATCCACTATGAACTACTATATCCCATTGTGATAAACTTTCATTGGATACTTGAAATCCATTATACCAACTTTGCCCGTCAATAGTTACTGCTGAGCCGGAATTGAGTTGTATGTATGTTAAAGCGGCTTCGGATGGGGCGGTGCAACCATCGAATAGTAAAGTATTTCTTTCATTTGTAACAGGGTCTATTATATCTATAATCCCGTCTTTTCCTAATGCTTCTTTATAATACCATATAGCGGGGTCATCACAAGTAACACTTGTTGCAGTAGTGCTAATAGAAGATATACCGGTAAATGTAGCAGTATCTTGTGAATAACTTGAAGCCTTCGCAGGGGAAACGGGATTATTTGTAATGGTATTTTTTCCGGCAGTATGATAACATTCCTTTGAAATAATCCCAAACTTACTCTTAAACCAAAGAGATTCGCTAATATCATCCATCCATTTAGCATGAACATTTCGATAAAATACTTTTTCTTTATTAGAATCATTCCAAAAATCAAGAACGGATTGATTAAACACAAGATGTTTATTTGTAAGTTGTCCGGAATTAAAATTAGTCGAAACCAAAACAGGTAAAACTTGACCCGTTCCAAACCCTGTTGCACTACTTGTAGTTAGTGTTGTTGAAGTTACTTCAATTTGAAACTTAGTAGTGGAAGGAACGGCAAGTATTCTATATTGGCCGCCACCAAATATATTTCCTGTTGTATCAATAGCATAGGTGGATGAGTTGCGCCTAATACCAAATCTTATTTCATCCCCCTCACTATAACCATGACTTGCAGTAGTTTGAAACTCAACTAATTTCTTTCTTGTATCCAAAGGATTAGTTGCTATAACTTCATAAGTTGAACAATCTTTATCTCCTCTTGTTAAACTATCATTTACTGCTAATACCGCTACTTTCATACTTGGTGTTTCATCGGGTGCGGTGGAATCGTTAGTAATTGCAGTAATGCTACTAATGTTTTTGGCCGCCGCAACACTACTGTTTGTGGTTGATATGGTGTTACTTGTTGTATGTTGTGTATCGCTTGATAGTAAGACACAAGTTAAGTTTTCGTTTTGAAACATACCAAATGATTCTTCTAACTTCCATCGTGCAGACCCATACCCTTCCCATTCTTTTTCGGTATCATTTGGTCCGTTTGTATCTTCACCGATATACATTTGAATAGGATGCGAAGACAATAATGATGTTCTTTGGTTATCTTCTGTTGCAAAATCTGCATTGTTAAATCCTATTGTGGAGTTATTTAGTTGCAACTTTATTCCTCCGGTATAGAGTATATCTTTCATATTTGCAACTAATTCGGCATTCTTTTCAATAGCAGTATTTAGAGCAAAGTGTCCTTCTTTATCTAATACTGAACCTTGACCCAACTCCCATATAGGAAGTTGTCTATCCATCAAACCAAATTGTTCTTCTGCTGATATGATAGTATCAAGCGTTTGTTGATTGGTATTTTGTGATTGTCTTAAGTTGGTTATTGTTCCCCACCATATAGGTCTATCTAAATTATCTCTAAATACTAAAGCCGACCATTCTGTAAATCCTGTTGATTCAAGCAAACCTGTTAAACCAAACCTGTTATCATCATCTGATATGGTAAAAGAAACTGTGCTTAGTGAATTGGCGTGTGCTTGGTAGTCAAACGATTTAAGGGGTGTATAATCGGTTGATTGCACCTCGTCTTGAAGGGGGATATATAATGCGGCTCTATCAATACAGGTTATAGCATCAACGAAACCATCACTACAAGCACCGCTATTATACACATCTAAAGACCATCCGAATATATCATCGGGCTGGTAACTTCCAGCCATAGAGCCCGTTCCTCCTAATTGTGTGCCGTCAATATACACTTTATATGTTTGAGCGGTAAAGTCCATAACTATATCTATATCATCCCAATAATTATTATTATTTCCATAGGTATAGGTATCTATTTCTAAATTACCACTTGCTAAATCGCTTATCGGAATATTTATTGTTATTGCTGGTGTTCCACTAAATGTTTGTGTGGATTTATCAAACCCACCCGATTTCGGATAACCTATTTTTAGCGTGTATTGTTGCCCCGCCCAATCACCAAATGTATGCGAGGCCATTCGTATGTTAAATGTATCACCGAGTCCGGAAAACTGCATCTTACCATCATAGTTTAGAATCCTATATCTATTTCCTCCGGAAGTATTAGTTTCTTTTTGATGAAGTTTTGATATTAAAAACGGTTGCCCTGCGGGGGAACGAAGAGGGTATAGGTGTTTTCTTGCATCTCCTCTATTTGCCCCCGATGATGTAGTAGTTTTGTCTGTTCTTTCGCCGGATAAAATACTTGCAAGAGATATTGAATGAGTAGTAGTATGACCGGCTCTTTCTGCTTGCTGGTGAGAACCAGCACCGATATACATTGTCGAATTGCTATCACGAGCCGCCCTTGATATAACACGAGACCTTCCCATAGTGGAATCAATGTCTCCGAGAGGAGCGTAATAAACGCCTCTTGTATCGTGTCCATTTACAAAAGCCTCGTAGGAATCGCCAGCCGCCCCATTAAATCGTTGTCTTGAGCCACGCCTTGAATCCGGATATTGCAACTGCGCTCGCCCTTCCCAATTATTATAACCTCTTCGTATTGTGTCGAGGGTAAGCCATTCGTGTATTCCCGAATTAGAAATAGTTGCAACAGAAGAAGTTGCAAAAAATACATCTGCTGTAAGATTATCATTTGCACTTTCATAAGTTGCAAGTTGAGACCTGTCGGGTAATGAGTATCTATAACGGGGATTAAGTGTTGCCTCTCCGTTCATTGGGTTTCCGTGATGTGTTGCGGTATGGTCTATATCTCTTACAGTTGAAGCGTTGCTATCATCGGGAACAGACCTACAAGACATAAAATCATCATAATATCCGGCAAGCCAAATGTTAAGTGTATTTGATGTGGTTCTCATATCGGCACACCTTGTCCTCTCATCTCAACTATTACTCCTTCTGTAACTTGCTCGACCATTTCCGGTAAAGTCATACCGTTAAAGTGGTTGTGTTGCATAATTTCAACTCTATGTAAAACACTTTCAACTCCTCCTTGTGTAATTTGTTTGTATATTGCCCCTTGAAAGTTTGCTTGACTTCCGAAAAACAATTCTTCTCTTGCGTTTGCAAACTCGTTCATTTGTTCTAATGAGCCACTAACTAAATTGTTTATTTGTCCTTCTGCATCCGTAACTGTTTCTAATACTACTCCATATAATGACTCATAAGAAGCCGCTAATAATTCACCATCCTCCATAATTTGTTCATTAGTTTCAATACGGAGTTTTTGTCTTTCGTCTTCGACTTCTTGCATTGTTTTGAAGGCTTGTTTTGTTCCGTCTTCTAATACTCTATAATATCTTGAAGCACCCGTTGCATCCATGTGTGCTTCGATTTCTTCTAATGTCGAACCATACTGCGTGGCTCTCAAGGCCGACATATAAGCATGAGTATATTCAACATCAAAATCTGCTTGTTCGGCAAGTTTCTTTTCGACATAATCACTATATATCTTATCAGCACCCTCATGTGCTTGAATTATTGCATCAACTTCTTTCTTTTTCTGCATAGTGATAGCATGAGATGAAAATGCAGATTTGTATTCAGAAGATTCGGGGTCATGTGTATCCATTATGCTTTGGTAAGTATCTATTTGATTAGCCAATACTTGTTGAGCATTCTTTGCAACTTCTTCACTATTTCGCAAATCGTTATAACTCGCCTCGACTACATTACCTAAAACAGACTCGTCTCCTTTCATTGATAAATCCTTTAATACACTTTCAAAATCGCTGAAAGTATTAGTCATTTGTTCTGTGCTTGAAGATAAGTCATCAAAGGCACTACTTAAGTTAAGCGCATTTGCAAGTGCTTTACCACCCATATAAGCAACAACTGCTACTAATGCACCATAAAAAATATTAGTAGCCATTTGCGCCATAATTACACTTGCAGTATAACCATCGGTTCTTTTCTTTGAAATCCACATGACGGCTTGATAAACACCTTGTGCTATAATTATACCATACATGGCGGCTTCCATATCTTTAGATGATTTAGCAGTCATGGAATAAAGACCCAATAAACCCGTTCCCAAAGATACCGATTGTCTTAGCGTTCTATTATTTGCCTCTCTTGAACCATGTAAATTATCCATTACTTGAGTTAATGTTCCTGTTGCAACTGCTTCTCGCTTTATGTTGCTTATTCTTTGTTTGTCGGCAGATATTAAGATTTGGTCTTTTGCTATTTCTTCACCTAAGTTTCTTAGATGTTCTTCGTGTTGAAGAATTAACCTTTGTAGGTCTATTATTTCATCTTCTGTTAATTTAGCAGTTTGTAGTTTTATTCTTGCTTCGCTTAATTGAAGTTGGATGCTTGTTGCCTTAACTTGGTTTGCTTGGACTCTTGTAGTTATGGCTTCTTTTTCTTGTTCTGTTAAAGCCCTAAAGACAACTACTTCATTAGCCATATTATTGTATGTATTTTGAATTGCTCCACTTAACGCTTTTTGTTGTTTTACTTGGTTTGCTCTTTGTCCTACGCTTAATTTGTAATAGGCTTGCAGTCCTTTTTCATAAGATGCTCTTTGTTGATAAACGGCTCTATCTATATCATACTCGGCTCGTTTTAGTCGTGATGATTCCGTCTTTTGTAATATAATTTGTTCATTGGCCTTTATTTGTTGTTGTAACTCAACACTTTTTATTACATCTTTAGATTTAGTCATATCTAACTTTTTTTGGTCTTCTATTAAGCCTTTATTTAGGGCCTTTAGTTGTCTTGCGTATGCGAAATCGTTATGTGCTTGGGTTTTTTTAACCCCAATTTGTTGTGCGGTTCTATCCATCATAGCCGCATGAGAAGTTTTGCTTGCCTGTTCTATATCAAATAAAGTTGCTAATTTCATTTGTTTTTCTTGTTCCATCATATAGACCCTGCGACCATAGGCTTCTGTGTGGAAAGATTGCATTTCCCTCGTTTGTCTATTGATTGCACCAAAGGCTTGAGCGGAAATAAGTATGTTTCCGAGACCCATAACAAAGTTTAATGGTAAAGTGAGTTGTTCGACTACTGCACCGAGAAGCATGATATTTTCAAGTGTGTCTTTTACGCTTACCTCAAGACCACCCAATGATGCAGAATACTTATCGGACTCATCGGTGCTTGCTTCCAATAATCTCAAGAATTGATATTGTGGCTCTAATGATTTAACATAGGCTTCTGCTAAGTTTTCACCAACTAAAGCCCTTTGATTTTCAATCATAGCATTGGCTTTATCTATCTTAAACTTCATAGATTCTTGACGATTCTCAAACTCTTCAACTGCGCCGTATGTTCCGGAATAAGCCATACCGGTTAATGTAATATATCTTTCATGGTTCTCAATAACTTTTTGCAACTTTACATAGTGCCTATTACCGGCTATTGCTTGTGTTAATCTAACCTTTTCAATATCTGATAGTTGAACATAATAAGGTATTAACTCATCAAGAACACCACTTAAAGACATGGTGGATACGGTAGTTGCATCTAAATGAGGCACGACTTCTGCAATTGCTTCGGAAGCGTCTCCTCCATCAACTGCTAATCTTGAATAAATCATTCTTAGACCTGTTCCGGCCCTACTTGTTTCTTCACCAGCCTCAAGCAAGATAGCGGCAAATGCCGCCATACTCGCCATTGATTCTCCGGCCAAATTACCTTGTGCCGAAAATTGGTTTAGAACAAAGGTCATGTCCTCCATTGTTGCAACAGAAGAGTTTTCAATTGTGTTAAGTTGGTCTAATACTCTCATTGTGTTGCTCATTACGACTTGTGCTTGGGTATGAGCATCGAGATTATCATACTGTGCTTGAGTTAAACCACCTAAAGCAAATCCGGTTTGTTGCATTAGGCTCGTCATACGCTTCATAGCAAGTTGGGTATCCATATTACCTATTTCAGCAAAAAGCAAACCCATTTCTGTTCCAGCAATAACTGCTTCGGGGCTTCCTAAAACAGTTTTCATTTGCGCCATTTGAGCGGCGGCTTTCAATGCTTCTGCACCGCTAAACGCAAATGTTTCTCCGAGATACATTGAGGCATCAGCAAACTTAGTAATGTCTTCTTCTGAACCTTGATAAAACTTTCTTACTTGAATTAGTTGTTCTTCGTATGCCTTGAATGACTCTATATTTTCTTCAACAAGGTCTCTTATACCATCAAAGGCAAACTCAAAGGCTTCAATGATACCACCTGCCGCATCCAGCCAAATTGCTTTTGTAACTACTGCGGCGGAATCTGCATCTTTAAGTAGCCTTTCGGCTTGAAATTGACCTACAATCTCAAAGAATACTCGTGCCGAGCCGGTCCGTGAAGCCATCGTTACTCACCTTCTTTATTATCAAAGGTGTCTTTTAACAATTCCCCTAAGCCTTTAGCACCCATTCGTTGCCGTTTCTCAACGGCCTTTCGTGCTTTGCGGGATTGTGCGGCGGGGGATTTGCGGCTTTCTTCTGTTTGTTCGGTGATTCTATCTGCTATTTCACCTGCAACCGCTAAATCTATTTCCAACAAATGTCTCCCCCCTGCATCTCCATATTTCAACCTTAAATCGCTCGGAAGAACGCCTTTAAATGTCGAACATAATGCGGGGGCTACTATTAGGAACTCGATAAAGGGATTCCACCCTCCTCATCGTCTCCTCTAACAAAGGAGAGTAACTTTTGTAACTCGGCACTTGTAAGTGTATTTATATCAACGCCTTCTGAGAGAATACAATTTGGAATCCAATCTCTCATTTGAGAAGTTGGCCCTGCGTCTGCTTCATCTATCAAATCAGCAAACTCTTCCTGTTGTTCATCGGTCCATTCCATAGGATTCGGACCGAAATGACGAACCTTTCTGAAGACTCGTGCTTGACGAGCCTCTATTTCAATGCGCTCCATCCCCGATGCTTGGCGCACGAGGATTCTTTTTCCATCATCTAATTCTATTTCTTTTTGCAATACGGGCATACTTTTCTCAACTCTATTCTATACTAAATCTAATCTATACTAATCACGAGGATAATGTATCAATATCCACATTACTTCCGCCTTTAAGTGTAGTGTCTTCACTACTAAACAAAATCTCCATCATATCTGTTGTTGTTTCATCGTAAAGTGCGGTGAAACCAACAGTCATTGTTTGAGTATCACGACCACTAACATTAGTTTGTGGTGCATCATAATGAACCTTGAAGAAATCAAATCGGATTTCGTTATTACTATCAACTTGGAACAATACTGAAATTGCGGGGTTTGATGCCGTTCCATGATGGAAAGAGCCGCTTCCTAACAAATCAGCAAAGTCCGGCTCATCAACGGCTACATCACCCGAAAGAACCGCTTTACTAAATGTAATCGAACCGGTAATTTCTCTTAGTTGAATAGGTGGGGCTCTAACGCAAGTATCAGAACCGAGAGTATATGAGTTATCCATATCTCTATTAGTGCTTATTTCAAAATCAATGGATTGCACTAACTTTGAGTAAGCAGAAGTTGTTGCAAGGTCTTCAAAATTAACATAAGCACCTACAAAGTGTGCCGCATCTCCGGTGTATGTATAAGCCGGAGTAGCAAGACTTCCAAGAGAAATAGTTGAACCATCAGATGCTTTATGTTGTGCCTTGCATCCGGTAGTATTAACAGTCATCATAGCATATTCTCCTACGGATGATGATACGCTAATAGATTCAATAACTTGACCTGCAAAGGTATATTCCTTATCGTCTCTTCCAACTCTAAACGTGTATGAAGGCAACTCTCCGGTGGCTAATTCTTCTAATTTATCATTGACTCCGGGTGTTCCGCCCTGTGTGTGTGTTCCCATAACACCATGAAGACAAATCATGGTGAATTGGTCCGGTTGGAGAGGCATAGAAAAAGAACCCGAAGCATAGTGCTTTGAATCAACGGCTTTCTGAGCCCCATATCTGTTCATATCCGGTCTTTGTAAAACATCAAAAGTCTCATTAAATGATTCTTCATCAACTTCTCCGTAAGCATCAACGGTTTGTGCGTCTCCGAAGGCGTGTTCAACGGCAACGGAAACATATCTATTTGCAAATGTAGTCATGGTATATCCCCTACGGATTTACTACATAAATAGTGATATTTAACGGTTCTCATACCTCTCGGCGGGTCATATTTACCTTCTTCATGTAGGTTAAGTTGAGTTGATGCACACAAATGGTTTCGTCATCATCCATTTTTGTGTCGAATATCAAATTGTATCCAATTAGGCTATCAATTCCGGAATCTAAGCCCGTATTGGTGTATAATTCATCAAACACCTCGCCCATTATAGATAAACCTAAACGATATGCGTTTCTATAATCTGTTCCTCGTGTAGTAACATAAACATCTATCGAATAATCTTGGTCTGTTCTTGCACCGGATAATGTATTAAACTCCGGTGAAGTAGCGGTAGTTGTAACTACATGGACTGTTGGTGGATTAAGCCTACTAACCATATTGGTTGATAGGTCATAACCATATATAATAGAAGAATCGGTTACATGGTTTTTCAAATAGAATCTCTTTGAATCTTTTAGAACCTCTATAATTTTCAATGCGGTTCTAATAAATGCAAAGTTGATAAAATCGCTTGCATCTAATTCATCGGGGGAATAAGCCCCTTGTGATGTGTGAAAAACAATAGACCAATCTAATGTTCCTGTTGTATTACCCCAATAAACGCCTTCGCTGGTGGATGAAGATGCGGTTACGGATAAATAATGTGTGTTTGCATCGTCATCTTCTATAATTTCATCAATATAGAGCCTTGCGTTGCCGCTTGAATCTAAAGTTAGTCTTAACAGAACCGGAACTGATGCGTATTCTGATACATCTAAATCTAAATCGGACTTAGTAGCAGTCGAAGAACCGACTAAACTTATAGAATCGAGAGAAGATGTTATTTGCACTTCTGCTCTATGTGTTCCATTATCAATAGCCATTACCATTTCTGATGTATCGGGTTTTGCAACTATCTTAAAACTTGCAAGAAGCGTATTGCTGTCTCCCTTTGCAACTTTCCATATTTGATTTGTAACTCTCCAATTATCATTATTTGCAGAACCACCACTACCCGAACCACTATTAAGAGCCCATGCTTCATTAGCCGCACCATTTGGGCTTGTTGGGTCTGCTAAGTTTGTTCTTGAAGTCCAATAGTGATTTCTTGCCGATACTCCCATTATACCCTCTCCTTAAATCCGTAAATACCACCCAAAAACTCAATTCTTGAGACCATGTGTTTCTTGAACCTATCGCCTCTTATACTCTTAGACATATATTCCACATAATCAAACCTTTGGCGACCTTTGAAGCCCGGATGCTTTCTTGCTCTTTGCATTCCTATTGAAGAAAATACACCGTAAGTAGGTTGAGCCATTTTTGTTTTCTTAGGTGGGCTACTCTTTATCTTATGACCGTATTTTATCGAAGACCTTACAGTAGGTGGTAAAGACCTATTGTATTTTCTCCCACCACTTTTCTTATACATAAACGACCTCATACCTCTCTTAACGATTTGAGCAATAGTTTTTTTTGTGTTAGGGTCTTGTCTTTGTCCTGTTACACCAAACGGGAAAGGTTTAGAACCTGCTTTTACCACATCACCATCAATTTCTGCATCGAGAGAATCAGCAACTCTTCTGTATATACTCTTAGATTGCTTAAACTTTCTTGTTGGTGGTAGTATTTTGTTGAATGTTTCCGGTTGTTTATCTTGTAATTTGTCTTTTGTGTCCGGTATAACATCAACTTTTAGAAATGCGTATATCTCATTTTGCAACCATTTTCTTGTATCGAATTGTGTTTTTAAGCCTTTTAAGGCATCTATTAAACCTCTATCGTAATACCCTACTCTAAACTGAACGGCTGAACCTTTACTATCCCTACCGCCTCCGGAACGAGGGCTATATGGTGCAAGTTGGCGAATATACGGCATCAATCAACACTTCCGAGATGAGCAAGGCGATAAAGATTTTCTTTGCCTCTTGACTCTAAGGTGTTGCTTCTTAGGCCACCATCTCTCATACCGCCTTCTTGAAATACAGAATCGTCTTGTAAATAATAAGAAGAAGAAAGGTCAGCGCATATTTCTCTAAGCACATGAGCAAACTCTCCTTCTTCGACAGTAACTCCGGATAGATGGTCGAATGAAATGCCGGTAACACCTGTTAAGTCATTAGAGGATTTGCCGGTCCATGAAAAGGAATCTCCATCCACATTACCATTACCAGCACTACTAAATGAAGATGCGGAAGTTAATGTGATTGTGGTTGCGTTGGCTGATATAGCACCATTTAATGTGGTGGATGCTATTTCTCTCGATGGTGCATCTCTTCCATAATCCCTAAAGATTTGGTCTATGTCTATTGTAGCCCTGCGTATAGCACTTGTAATGCGGCTATTTGCCCTTGTTCTTTGTGCAGAATCAAGGCCAAGTCTTTGGCCTACATCAGCAACAGAACAATAATACGCCATCTAAACCAACTCAGTTATTCTTTAGTCTTTCAATTAACTCAGACTTCTTGCCGGATACTTTTAATCCTTTTTCCTTTAGCATTTCCTTTAATTCTGCTACGCTACGGGATTCTAAAGCATCTTCGATAGTTTTCAATTCTGCCTTTGCTTCTGCGGCCTTTTCCTTAACCTCATCCACAGAATCAAGGATTTCGTCAAGAGTTATCTTGCCGTCTGCGTTAAGAGTTTTGTATTTATTAACAGCCCACGCCGCGATACCGAGTAATGCTAACCCAGCAACCAATATAATTTCTAATTCATCTAATAGTCCGGATGACTCTTCTAAGCAATCAACCAAACATTCAGCAGTTGTATTATTATCTTGCATTTATTTCACTTTCCTTATATTCTATTTGTCTAATTGACGAATGGGGAATGACTGTAAAGGGTCTCTCCTCTCCTACTCGATATACCCTAAAGCCATGTGGAGTTTCTTCCAATATAACTCGTGTATAACATCTTTCGGGGGGTGTGAATACTATCTTACCTTCTCTCACCTACTCACCACTAATCAAACTACTATTTGTGCGCCTTTTAACCGTTATGCGGTATCAAAATACCTATATTTTGCAAGTCTTCGATTTGTTGCAAGATATTTTCGTATTCAAAAATGTCGCAAACTATCTGCTCGTAAGTATCCCCTTCCTCAAAAGAATGATAAGTATTATTGGATACATAGACTATGCTTCCTTCCCATTCATCAGCAACAAAATACTCAACATACAATTTATGTCCTTCTTCATCGTGTTCTTTTAATACTACTGCCCCTTCTATTTTTTTGCAAGAAAAAGGATTAACAATTCCGTCTGATGGGCCATGTGGTATGTAAGGCGTAAGAAGTATTATAGTTACCACTAATGCAAAAAGAATACCCAGCGACTCTCTATTGTTAGACACATTAACATTAAGGAGTAATGCTTAGTCAAACTATCGCCAGCGTGGTCCTTCAAACCACCCTACAAGACTTGTTCTTGAACCCGATGTTATAGGGGATACTCCGTGTTCTAAATATGACGGGAAGCAAATAATAGAACCTCGCTTAATTAGTGCTTCGGAGTCGGGGTTTTGTGTGTGAGCAAAAGACAATACTCCTCCCTCGTAATCTTCGGGGTCGGTTAGTTGCACGACAATACTCAACTTTCTGTGCTTGCCGTCTTGCCTATTCCAATCTATATCGTGGTGCATTCCGTAGTGGTGGCCTACATCTGAATAAGACCGAATCTTTTATTAGCATCCATAGCAACTTTCATTAAAAAGTCGTGCATTTCGGTGTATGGCCCAACATTAGGAAGCCATCTAATGTCTGTTTTGCGGTGAGCATCGGACTCGCCTTCGCCTGTTCTGAATGTTTTGGCTTCTTGCTTTGGTGCTTGTCGGCCTAATTCAATCCAACGCTCGCAATCTTCTTCGCTAAGGACTCCTTCATATAACAACCAATTAGGGTGTTCCATGATATGCCGTTGTTTTTCTTTCCTAATAAACTTACCAACACCAACCATTTATTTTTGTAATATAAGGACCATATTTTTCTATCATATTGTTTTTGTATTCGTCTAAATCCCAATCATCATTTGAAATCCATGTGTCGAAAAAGCCAATATCCCATTGACTATCGGTAGGTATTTCCCATGTTTCTATGTCTGCGTGTATTAAAGTAAAACGCTCATCTTTAGGACAATTATCCCATACTAAATCTATTACATCTTGATACTTTTCAATGATAGTAACTGATGTAATATTTGGATTATCTATTAAAACATGATTAACTAAACCAACGCCTAACCCACCAATAATTACATCTCCTTCTGCATTATCCCACAACCATTGGTGGTCGTTGTATTCTGCTTCTGAGTCTTGCATTAACGGCATACTGTGGCCTTTTTTTAATAACACAGTATAATTATCATAAGCCTCATTGGTATGAAGTAAATAAAGAGGCCACCTATTATCAGTCGTGTCTTTAGTGTAGTGGGCTATTTCAAAATCACCGGACACACCAGCGGGAATATTAACATTTATTTTCATATTATCAACCTGTAAATGAGATTCTTAAGTATAAATCAGCAGTAGTGCTACCATCAGAATTAGTAGCCGTTCCTGTTAATTTGAAAATAACATAATCTCCGTTTGTAGGCCAATTCAAAGCACCACCCCTGCCCGAACCCGGAGTTACTGTAAAACCGACACCTGTTCCAAAAAGACCGCCTGTTGCATCTTGAGATGTTGCACCAACACCGGAAATTGAAGCGGTTGGGTCGCCACTACCCGAACCAAAATTATGAGAATAAACCGAACCGGACCACGCATAAGATGTAGCCCCTGTTGCTCGCAGATAAGCAAAGGCATATATGAGCAATTTACCTGCGTCATCCCAATCCCCCAAATCACCTGCGCTCGCTTCAATTTCATATTGTGTTCCAAATGATTCGCTCGTTGAACCGGACCAATCGGAATAATCCACATCATAAGTGCTTTCAATGCCCGCCATTTCAGTCGTCTTAAACGCATTATTTTGCCCGCTACTTGCATTTTCGGCAATACTAACGCCTGTTGGTGGCGTTCCGGCATTAGCAGTTTTGAGTTGTTGAGCCGTTCCCGCCGCACCAAAATGAAATACCATTTAATCACCCAATATAGATAAACGAACCGCTCGCTACTGCAATATAGGTTCTTGCGGTTTCATCATCCATAGCGGCGTGTGCGGTCCAACCCGAAGTAATCGAGTTATTTGACCCTAAACTCGGTGTTGCCGAAGCACCCGTATTGTTAATTACAGTAAAAATTGTTCCGGCGGCACAAGCAGACGCAGGGAAGTTAAGCGCACCTGCGGTCCAATAAATATATGTTCCAAACTCACTTGAAGCAATTGTATTTCCAACAGGCGCAGATTTAGCCGTAATTTCAACGCCAACGGCTCGGCTTTGTTGTGATGAGTTAATTTCAAACGCTAATGTTCCGGCAGTTGCGATACCTAAGTTATCATTACCTATTCTGTAAATACCTGTGTTGGTATCTGATGAGAAATTATAGCCCGGAGTTGATACGCTACCATCAGAAGCCGGAGATGCGGCAGGG